ATAACCTTGTCTAGGTTTTTGTAAGGAACCTATTCCTAATTGTATTTGTTGGGGTTCTTGCATTCTAGAAATTGCCATAATTTTACCTTAATTCCTATGTTTACTTGGTTTTTGAAAACAAATCAAGAGTGGGCATTATAACTTTTATATCTTGTGCCATGTCCTCGTTCTTAAAACCTTTGTTTTCCCAGTCTTTTCTTTCCTTAAAAGTNTCACCAGTTTTTTTATGTCTATAANTAGTCTCTACTTTTGCTTGTTTTATTTCCATTAGTCTGTTTTCTCCTTTAATATATTGAGATAACTAATACCAAATACTACGCCATCAGAGGCCGTGCCTGCTGTTGTATAGGCAAGAGTCGTGCCGCCCTCTACAATCAAAGGTAAAGATAATATCTCAACACTTGTGGCAGCTACTAATGTTTGTGTATTAACAATCTCAAACGCGTTGTTTTTAATAGTTACTGTAGGTGTATTAGACCCTGATTTATTAGTAACTCTTAAAGATTTAATAATAACAGTTTCGTTAACAGAAGGAGATAACAGGGTTACTGTTTCTGCTGCTGTTGTTGTTTTACCGTAAAATTTATATTGGTTTACTACTGCCATTATTCTAAAAAGAAACTTTTAGCTTCTATCTCTTGTTTAACTTCATCTTGAAATGAAGAATTTAATTTTGTTATTACACCGTCAAGATCTCTTACTAATGATTGTAAGTTAGACCTGCTGTATTCTTCTTGAGCTCTTGTTAATGATTGTACGATTTTTGCCATTATAATAACCTTGCTAGTCCTCCATAAGCAAACGATCCCATATCCGCAGATGTACCAGATCCACCCATAAAACCTCCTGTATCTCCTTTAGCGCCACCTCCACCGCCCCAACTTGATTGATATCCACCAGTACCAGCAGCTTGATTTTCTGCTGCTCTTCTTGAAACTTCATTTTGTCTTGCATTTTCTATAGCTTGTGCTTCTGCTTTTTGTCGTTCTCTATAAGCTGTACTCATCATAGACATAGGTCCTAAAAAAGAACTAAGACCAATTTTAGCAAGTGCTGATCTATTTATTACGGGATTATTTATAGCATTTATATCGTCCGTTAATTCTGAATCTTCTATACCATAAGCTTCCGATTCATAATCAAAATCAGAGTTGTCTTTAGTAACTAGGGGACCACCTCTACTTTCACCTCCACCTTGATTAATTGGTGGATAAATATATGGAGCTAGTGCTTGAGACATTATCCCAGAGTTAGATAAATTATTAAAATTTAACATATTAGATTGATTTGTATTGGTGCCTAAACCTAATCTATATTTTTCTTGAGGAAGGTATTGAAATTGTTTGTAAAGTTCTTGATCACCTGCGTTATAAAATGCTACCATTATCTTCTGCCTCCAGGATGTATATCTAANCTAAACGTACCTAGTTTCCAATCTTCACTTGATCCCGTGTTTGCAATTTCTAATGCAATTTGTCTTGCTCTAACTCTTACATCTTTTTTAGTTGTACTTGAACTACAACTAAATGTAGTAGTTTGTTCTGTACTGTTTGGATAAATTCTTGTTTTAAATTTAACCGCGGTGTTACCTGTTTGACTAATAAAGTCAGGTATAAATCTGCTAATTCTCATAATGTATTCTCCGTCTCCTCTAAGATCTGGTGTTCCTACTACCTGTCCCGTTGATGCTCTCTTCTGTGTAATATCAAAATCACCAGATGTAATAGATCCTATTACAGCAGTTACAGATCCTCCAGCATCAATTTGATCAGTCCCTGTTTCCTGTTGATAGTATATAGTAACACCGTCAGTATTACCAGTAACATCGAACGAGGCATTATCGGATGACGTATAGTAAGTAGCGTGTGGTTTATCAAATACTGCTGAATCNTGCCACGCTGATCTTGGTAAGGTACCTGTTGTCCATATAGGTCGTTTTGGACTTGAATCGAGATAGTTATATGTAACCACTCTGTTAACAACATCAGATGCAGCTGTGCAATAAAACCAACTAACTTCACCAAACAAATTATTTAATCCTGCATTAATTAAATCTCTAGATGTAGCGTTTATATCGTCGTAGACATGGTCTTCTACTAAACAAGGTAAAGATTTTAATTGACCATCATAAGCAAAGAAACCGTTTTCTGACATCCAGTAAGCTGTACCGTCTACTTCCATACAAGCATTTTTGCCAAACAATCCACAGTTTGTACCTACTTGTTCAAACGAGAAGGTAAAGGGTTGACCAACAAATTTCATAAGAAACAATGCAGTATCAGTCCATACATAAATTGCATCTCTACCTTTGATAGCTCCCATAATTTTAGAACCATCTGCTAGTCTTTGTGTACCAGCAGTATTGGTTGCTTTAACAGTGTAAGAATCTGTTTGATCAATACTTTCTTGAGAAGAGAATCTTATAAACATATCATCTTTAGTAGCAGTGTTGCCCACTGTTGTTTCTGTACCAAAAAATACTAAGTGTCTGTCCGGTGTAGATACCAACACATGTCGTGATGCTGTAGGTGCATTAGGAAGTATTGTAGCTCTGGTGTTTACTGCATTGGCTGCAGATGCATCCCATTCAAAACAAGCACCGTTATATATAAGTGCAATTAATTTTGTACCATAGTTATCAAATATCCATAAACCTGGATCAATTGTAAAGTCAGCAGATGATGGGTCACCCCATGCAACATAACCTGAAATGTTTGTAACTGTAGCTCCACCTGAATGTGTTGCTTTAGTTGTTCCATTAACTCCTCTTGCACCTACCACTTAAAGTATTTGTAGTTGTGTTGTTTGCTGTAAAACTTATATCCTCTGTTCCTATTCTAATTTCTCCAGTAGATGGAAAGGCTGCACTGTTTGCTAATACTACATCTGTTGTAACCGTATCTGTTAAAGCTGTAGCTAATGTACTAGTAGATGGTCCNAAAGCNGTACCGCCAAATAAACCTGTGCCCCAACCATAACCACCTAATTGTAAAGCTGGTCCTACATTATAATAACAAAGTATAGAAGTCGATCCAGCATTAGTCATAGGTGTGCCAGTCTCAGAGCTTGCCATTGTTATTGTAAAAGTTGTTGTGGTAGTAACAGAAGTTACCATAAATTTTTGATCTTCAAATGTTGCATCACTGTATGTTGATGATGCAGGTACACTACTTACACTGTCAAACATTACAATGTCGTTCTCAACAAGTCCATGAGATCCAGTGCATGTTACCGTAACAATGTTTGATGAAGAGGTGCTAGTAAAATCTGCACCAGTTAAAGTTGTTCTAATTGGGTGGATGTCGTAATAAATTCCACCTGAATAAACGTAAAGAATTCTGTTTGTTCCTATAGCTGCATATTTAATACCAGCGTTATCGTCCCAATGATGCACAGCTCTTGCAGCACCAGTTAATTTTGATTGACCTAACTGTGTCCAACCACCTATTTTTTCAGGAGTGCCGTATCGAAATCTTACATTGTCACCATCAAACCATTGTCCCTCGGCCCCGGTCTCTGTGACTTGTTTATTAAATCCAGGTAAGAATCCTAATTTTTGTAACATATAACCTCATTATAATACTATTTTACAAATGATGGTAGACCCAACATAGGTCTTCCATCGAACTTGTTTTTGTCTGCAAATGGGCCATTCACATGATTATAATGTAGAAATACTTGACCGCAAATGTTCCCGTCAAAAGGCTCTCGCCAATGTTCGAGTTCACAGCCACTATATACTAGCATATCACCAACATCAAGCAAGACTTTAGTGCCTGCTGGAGCGTTGGGTTTATGTATATTTTTATACTCGTCTATGACGTTATCAGCTCCTGTACCATCGATAAAGATTGGCCAAGGATCACCACCTAAATTAACGGTAGTAGATATTTCACAGCTAGGTCTGTCTTTATGTCTTTTTAATTCGTCACCTTTTTTATATATTCTAGCGTAAGAGTATGTTGGTATTAATTCTAATCCTGTTTCTTGCTGCATTTTAGGCAATACTTTCATCATTAAAGTTTCCATTACCATGT